ACCAACATTTTATCCAACCTGATAATTTGCCCAACCGCAGAACGATGTTGCCCGCCTTTGTCAACTGTGTAAATAGCTACGGGCTTCCCTACATCCGCCTGCGTAACCTCACGAAGTTTGATCGTCCGCTGGTGTATAAACAACTTGGCGTTACCTGAATGTTCCAAATCAACATAACTAACATCAATAACACCTTTATCAGTGACACCTTCAGTACAATCAACAACATAACTCGCATCAATCCGTACTTTCTCTCCGTGATGGCCAACAATTTCCAGATAATTAGTTGTTCGGTTATTCCCCTTCTGATCGTACAACACATGAGTGGCAAACACACACCGCAAACCATCACTTTTAGCTACAAACTGCGCATCCAAACTACCATATTCCGATCGCACTAAACCTACGCACTGTGGATTAATAAACTGATGACCTCCCAACAATGCTTCTGCCTTCATCTTAATCAACTCACGACACTGCTTCATGAGACTCTCATTCTCAGTTCTTAAAATCTTTGCATCCAAATCCACATTCGCCAATTGATTCTTCAACTCTTGTACCAATTTGGCTTCTTCCTGCATTGTATGCTTATAATCCAAATTGCTTTTTGCTGCCGGCCAAACAAAGGGCTTCGCCTTAATATCTAGACGATGACCAGCTGCTGCATACTCTGCACTCCGGCGTTCTTTTGCATAAATTTGTTCCTGCAACCTCTCTGGAACACCAGTGACTGCAAATCTTTGCGCAACATCCTTATTACGATGGAGATTATAACATTTATCGCCATATCGACATTTTAAACCATAAGGACAATCGTGCTTTAACGTGCATTTATCACTAGCGCAACATCCACCAAGTAAACACAACCCCAAATTCTTACAATGTTGTTGATACCCAGCAAAACCTATTAATTTCTCATGCAACTCAGCACGACCACACGCGTGTTTATACTCAATCGACTGTTTAACTAAATCCACTGTCGATAATTTACCCTCACGCGTAATCAACAATTGACACGACTCACCATCCTTATCATCATCATCCCACTTGTGCGCACAATCCTGACATTTACCACGCCAGATTGAACCTTTTGCAATTTCCTCTTCCGCACCACAGTGACGACAAATACGCGTGATAATCGCATTATCATCCACATCATCAATTGTTAATTTGCGATCAGCATTAATATCATAACCAACCCAATCACCACCGTTATTCTTAATGAAAACCTTCTTTCCAGCACGAATCTTTCGCTTAACTCGACGTCCAATCTTAAAAGCGACTGCAACAGTCGGGTCATACTTTGTCCCAACGTAATTTTTTGGTTTTGGGCCTTCAGAGACTTTAGCGCTTTTGATTGGCGCTGCTTTCTCCACAACTGGTGGACTAGATACACTTTTCTTCGTATCTTTTCGGTCTTTCTTTCCTGATCGAGAAAACTTAATGCCCAAACCAACCCCCAAAGCTGCCAAAGCCACAAGCACCACAGCACCCACAGCCATTGACACATACGGTTGTTTTTTAATTTCTCCACGCAAGCGTGCCATTTCATCATGAACACGCCCCGAAATCGCACCGCTTCTTTTAAGATCCATTTGCAAAGCGTCCACTTGCCTCCGAGTCTCATCTGACGCCTTCTTAGACATTTCCTCAATCTTATTCCAATCATGAACCAACGCTTCATGCATTAACGCAGAAGTATCGTTGGCCGGATGATCTCGACAATTATCAAGACGCTTTAACATAACGTTGCGGCCTCGTGTAATGTAATAACACAACCAAATTGCCTGTGCACTCATACTTTCAAATGGCGCTGTAATTTCCATTCTCAACACCATCTCACGCCACATTGACTGCAACGCATAACGCGATGGATTACTACCAAACTTTCCAAACCCTTTAGTGTCATCCGATAATTTCTTTGCATCTTCGCGAGTCCAAGCAGCCGTCTGCGAAGTATATACTCG